TTGATCGGCGGCCGCGAGTTCAGCGGCCGAGATGATCCGATCTGCCGCCTCCGCGCCCTGCGTCTCCGTCAGCCAGTCCCTGACCCGCCGCAGCGTGCGGGTCACAATCTCCAGCCCGCGGCCGGTTGCGCGGATGGGTGCCGCGCCTTCGGACAGCTCGATGTCGATGCAGTCTGCCGCGTCGCCGAACTCGATCGGCCGCAGGCCTTTGACCGCCGGGGGCGTCGCGCCCAGGAATCCCACATGCCGGAGGTGCCATCGCCCGGGCGTCGGATTGCTCGGGGCGTCCGGCGGATACAGGCGCACGGAGACCTTTGCGTAGCGCTCGGCCCGAACCAAGTCGGCGAACTCGGGATCCACCGCCTCCGGAACCGCGACCAGCCGGCCACCCTCCACACGGACCGCCGCAATCCAGCCCCAGGCCGGATCGTCGGTCCGCGGATGGCCGATCACGATCGGCGCGCGGTGGAGCTTGGGGTCATACGAGCTGGCGATCTCATCCAGCTCCCGTGGCCCAAAGGTCAGGGGAGGCCCCCCGGACGCGGGGTGGTGGGATCCCAGGCTCAACACTTCGATCGGTTTCATGGGGCCGATTTTGACGCCCCCGCACCGCTCGGGTCAGGCTGACAGATGTCATACCGCCGTCGCCGTCGCTCCGCGCCGCCTAGAGGCCCCATACAGCGCGATCTCGTCAGCAGACTCCGAACGGACTCCAGAAGCCAAGATCAGCTTCCTTGGATGGTCTGGGCGGCGTATTGGGCATATCCGCAAGATATTGGGCGCCATGCCGGCCCGCTGGCCGCTTCGGGGGGGGGTATCCGCGCGGGCCTAAAAATGCAAAGAAACCGCACTTCCGCATTGACGGATGCACGGTTTCCTTGCATTATAGGTCTTGTCAGGCAATGGTGCCTGACATGGACCGAGAGGAAAAAGAGATGAAGCTCACCCTCAAGGTCCGGACCAAGCGGCTGACGGTCACCCTGACCATCATCATCCGCTTGTAACCCGGAGGGCGGTGCCGAGGTGGCTCTCGGCACCGCTCCCCGAAACCGTGCCATACCCCTTCGGAGAGCGCAAGATGACCCGCGACGAGTTCAAGATCACCCGTGACCAGCTGGGTCTCACGCAGGCCGACCTGGGCGCCAGGATGGGCGTCAGCCGCAATGCCATCATAGACCTGGAAGCCGGCAAGACCACGCTGCGCCCCATGCACGTGCTCGCGATCGAGCGCGTCTCGCTGGCCGTCGCGATCGAGCGGCGCGACCCGATGTTGGCTGTCCCGTCAGTGCGGCGCGAAGCCCTGGCTCTGGTGCAGCTGATCACCGGGTGAGTAACCCTTGCACGTAGTCGGCCGCCAGATCGAGCATGTCCTCGGCGTCTTCCTGAGACAGCCCGAGATAAGGGCGGGCGGGGATGACGACGATGTCCGCCGCGAACAGCCGGCCAGCCATTTCGAACACCAGCTGCGCGGCCGTCTTGGGGACGATGATCGCCCCGAACTGATGAGCGGCGGCATAGATGCGGTTCGTACCGACCTCCAGCCGCCTGTCGCCGTCGGCCTGCCAGACGATCGTCGACATCAGGCCGCCCATGGCGCCCCCCTCCCGGAGGATACCAGGGCCTTTCTTGCCCTTGGCATAGAGCGGATTGAGCGCTTCCCACGCGCTGCCATCCGGCGCCGTCTCGGTCAGGAACCGGTCCTTCGTGGACGCGACGAGGGCTGCGCCGAGATTGGCGATCAGATCAGCAGGATGGGTCAGCCCGCGCGCCAGGGCCTGGAGGGGACCGGTCAGATTGTCGACTGTCGTAAGGCCGGCACCGGCCATGGGGGCACCTCTTGCGGTTTCGGGGCGGCGCCACCATCATCACCCTGTCGGGCGGCTGAGGCGCCGACGCCCTCGGTAGGTCGCGCGATGCGGGCGGGTCCGGTCGGCCGGATCCGCCCTTACTCTGTCGGCGGATCGGTTTCGTCCGGCAGATCCGGACGGCGGTAGAGCAGCGCCCCGCGTCGCTGGCGGGCCAGATAGCTGCCCTTGGTGTCATAGGCGGTGACGCCTTCCCAGCCCCGGGCTGCCCAGCTGAAATAGGCGAACAGCTCTCGCCCGTCGGGCAGCCCGGCGCGGCGCAGATAGGTCCGCCGCAGGGCCGGCGTGCCGGACGCGGCGCCGGCCCAGTCCACCCAGATCTCGTCCGGATCCCGGATCGCGTCTGCCAGCAGCAGCAGATAGCGCTCGCGACCGCGCTTGGTCGCCTTCAGGGCCACCTCTTGACCGGCCTGGTCCCGCTGCACGAACAGCTCACGGTCGATCAGGATCACCCCGCCGGACGGGTCGCGATGCTCGCGCCCAAGGCGCTGCGAGGCGCCGAATTCAGCCAAAAACCGATCGACATACTCGTCTTCCGACAGCCCTTCGGGCAGCAATCGGGCTGGGTCTACCGGCCTGATCGGCGGCAGCGGCGGCAGATCGGGCAGCGTCGACGGCTCGCCGTAGTCAGGCAGCGGCTGGGCCAGTTCAGGGGGTACGATCCCCTGACTGGCCTCGCCGACGTTGTAATCCCACCCAGGATCGATCCCGCGCGGGATCTCGCGGCGGTCGCCGGTGCGAGGGTCGGTCCAGGTGTACGTACCGTCCTGGGGCGCTTCACGCTTGACCTGGTTCTTCGGATCGGCTTCGAGTCTGGCCAGCTGACGATCCGTGATCGGCTCCACCCAACAGCCACAGCCCCACCCATTGGGCGGGTAGTGGGTTTTCCAGAACGGATCATCCCGCGGCAGGACGAGGTTGTTCCAGCTCAGATGTTCCGGTCGTGGATGCTTGGACCCCGAATGCCGATACCGCAGATGCGGCCGCATGCGGACGATGTCCGGATCCATGATCTGCGCCCACCGGCCGGCCTGATAGGCCGTCTGAATGTTGGTCTGGTAGATCAACCGGGCGCGCCATTCGCGGGTGCCCGTATGCGACCAGCCGTGCCGGTCGACGAGATCATCGAAATCCCGCTGGAACTCCTTGAAGCTGGTGCCTTTGGTGATTGCCTTCTCGACGGCGACCCGCAGATCGCCGAGCAAGGCATCGCGTGAGGCGCCCGCGACAGTGAATGCTCTCGCATGAGCTGCTCCATAGAGGTCAGTCCAGGCCTCCGTGGGGATCGACACCTTCGCCCTGTGGTGTTCGATCGCTTCCGGGAACGGTACATCCACCGCCTCAATCGCCATCCGTCGTCACCTCCGACCTGCCGATCACATCAGCCGCCGCCAGCGCGTCAGCGAGCACCGACGCGACATCCGACACGTCCAGGTCCGGCGACGCCTGGAGCAGCAGCTGGATCAGCTCATCATAGGACCCGGCCGACATCCAGATCTCACGGAGACGGTCGATCAATCGGGCGCGGGCGGGCGCGGTCTCGGCCAGGGCACGCGACGCGAGCACGTCGGGCACGCGGTCGACCGGGACGCCGACGGCCTCGGCAAAGGACGGGTCGGGAGCGGCTTCGGCCGACGCCGGGGCATCGGCGGGCGGGGTGGCCTTGATATCGACCCGGTCACCGCCGTAGGTATCGTTGATGTACTTCACCGGGGCGCGGTAGCCCATGCGATCGAGCCGTTCGTCGCGCTCGGACAGCTTGTCGAGGTCATCCGGCTCTGAGAAGTCGCGCCAGAGCTTCGGGTAGCCGGCCGCGATCGGCAGCGCGTTCACCTCGATAATCCAGCGCACGAGAGTTCGGTTGATGGTGTCGCAGACAAGGTCCGCATCGGCCTTCGCGAGTGCGAGGCGGACGTCGTTGTGGACCTCGCCGAGCGCCCGCGACCCGTTGTCGCCGGCCGATGTGCTCAACGTCTCGCCCAGGACCGCCTTGGTAAGCATCTGGTCGAGATACTCGGATAGTTCACGATAGCTGCCACCAGATGACGCCGCCTGGAGATAAGCGATCGAGATATCGTCCGGGGTCACAATCTTGCCGTTGCGGCCCAGATTGCGCAGATGATCAAGGATTTCCTTCTGGCGTGACTGGTCATACTGGCCGCTGTACTGCGCCCAAGTGGTCGGGTCCGAGTGCCGCTCATTGCTTTGAAGCCAAGCGGCCAGCACCTGCCGCTTGAACAGCGCCGGCCAATAGATCACCGACCCGATGCCGCAGCCATACAGATCATCATCGTGATCGTGGATGGTGTAGCGGTGTACCACCATCTTCCTGGCCGGCACCTCGATCCCGGCCAGCATCGAACCTCGGGTCAGCAAGCGCAGGTTACCCGACGCATCAAACCTGAACCGCCGCTGGTTCCGCGTCTTGGCCGCGGCAGCAATCCAGAGGCCGTCGCGATGCTCCCACATCACCTCGGCGACGGCGTACCCCTTCAGGATAGCGCCGAGCAGCCCCTTGGTGAGCCGGTCCAGACCGATCTCGTCGAGCTGGGCGCGCACGACCTCGGCCGCCCGCTTGTCTGCGCGGCGGTCGCTCGCCGGATCCACCCGCCACTCCCTTTCGATCACCGCCATGGTGCGCTTTGAAAGGACTGTGAAGGCCTCGGGATCGCGCCTCACCTCGTCATACAGGGCGGCACCCTGTGGGCCGCCGCGACGCGCGATGACGTCATCCTGGGGGGTGAGGAGGCCTGTATAAGCGGGCATCCACGGATCGGACGCGATGCCGGCAATCTCTCCGGGTGTCGGTTTCTCGGGCATCACATCCTCCGGTAGTCGTCGAGAGTGCCGGACAGGGCGCCGACATAGTCGCTGATCACCGCACGCTCATCCTGGTGGTCGACATCGCCGTCCTCAAGAGATCCAATCGGACCCGAGGGGCCGCCCCGCTGATCGCGCGCGAAGATCGCCAGCGCGGCGGCGATCACGGTATCGCCGTGCCGTGGCAGGCCGTCTCGGCCCTTGCTGCGGCGGCTGCCCACCTGTGGCACCCCGCGGATAAGTTCGATCGCGCGGTAATCCGCCTCGACATCCGGGTCCGCCGGTACCGGCAGGTCGCCATCTTCCATTGCCGCTTTGCACCGGGGCATATGTTCCCGATACCACTCCGTCGACAGCTTGATTTCCGACACTCGGCGGCCGCCGAATTCCAGCGTCATGGCCTCCGCAAGTGCGGCACCATTGCCAGTTGCATCAAGGGCCATGTGATGTAGACGGCCCAGGCGCTTACCGAGCCACACCAGGATGCGTTCCTGAGCCTTGAACGGCACGTTCCGGAGTTCAACAACGAAGGGCGTGATCCACTGATTCGCCACTTCGGCGAGCGCCCAGATGCACGTGGCGTCGACGGTGCGTCCGAAGTCCGTGCCGAGCACAGATCGCGCGGGGACCGGCATGGCGTCAATGACCGCGGCAAGCACGTCCTCAATCCAGTCGTCTACCACGGCAACCATGCCAGTCGAGCCGGCGGCCAGCAGGTCGGCCGGCGCCGTCCACCGAATTACCGGGATCTGAGGATCCCGGACCTGAGCAAGCAGCGACGCCTTGAAGTAGGCGCCACCTCCGGTCCGTGGGATGACGTCAAGTTCCTCGTCTGCGTTATCGCGGTAGATCCCGCGTATGAGTGTGATCCACTCGTCCTTTGTCCGGCCGCCATGGCGACCGGTGAACTTGATACGCTCGTAGAGACCATCGCCAACCGCGTCATCAAAGGTAATCCGCACCAGTCCGGCGCCCGTGACGCGGCCGGCCCGCACGTCCTCAACCAACGCCGCGAACGGGTTGTCAGCACCATCATGAGTGCTGAGCACCACCACCCGACCGCCCCACATGGTGAGGGCCAGCGCTGCTTTGAGGATTTCTTCAAGGTCGGTGACAAAGGCAGCTTCATCGATCAGCACCAGCCCCTGCCGGCCGCGCAGTGCACGGGGCGTTGACGGCAGGGCCTCGATCACATAGCCGGATGCCATACGGATGCGCAGGGCCTGCATTGACCGCGTTTCGCCACTTGGCAAGAGGTCTTCAAAGATGAACTCTTCCGCCTCGCCGGCGATCTCATTGATGCCTGCCGCCCAGTCCGCACAGGCCTGGATGAACTCTCGCGCCATTTCCAAGCTGGTGCCCAGATAATAGACGTTCGATCCGCCCGCCGCCTTGCTGGCCGCCGAAGTGAGGACCGCCAGGAAGGCTAGAGCCCAGGTCGCTCCAATGCGTCGCGACTTCTCAACGACGGTCAAGGCATGCGTACTGACCGTCTCAAGCAAGCGACGCTGGTATTTCAGCAGCAGGTCGGCGCTACTCATACGTCGACCTTGAGCACGGCCCGGGTGAGCTTGGCGATCAGATCGGCGGAGGCGCCGGCCGACTTGGCGGTCGCAGCCGCGGCTTCGGCGGCCTCG